ATGAACAATGGTTCTATAACCACCAGACAAGTGGTGCAATCTTTTGGAATAGCCAAGTAGATGAACCAGTAGAAATAGCAAACGGAGAAAGTATATGCAGTGTATTACCAGACAGTCACATAAGTTGCTTGTACTATCCACAAGTCTATGCTGATAATGTATACAACAATGAATGCTCACTCAATCCTCTTTATGATTACGGATGTCCTGGTTGGGACGATGCTTACATAGAAGAATATGTTGAGGAAGATGTGCCTGAAATTTGGGAAGATGATGAGGAAGATTTTGAATCAATATTCGTCTTGGAAGAGCCAGAGGTTTTTCAAGTAATAGAGATAGAACCTCTAGAAGATTTTACAATAGTGTTCGCTGCCTTTGAAGAAGCTATCCCAGAGATGGAAGATTTATTCCAAGAGATTAGCCAAGAGGAATTAATAGAAGAACTTGAAGCAGAACTAGAAGAATTTTTTGAACCTCTACCAGAACCTATGGAAGAAATACTGGAAGAGCCTATAGAGGAACTAGATGAGCCAGAGCCAGAAGAAGACACCATACAAGAAGAACAAGAGGCAGAAGAGCCAGAACAAGAGGAAGTAGTTGAAGAAGAACCAGAAGAGCAAGAGGCTGAAGAAACTGAAGAGGAAGCTGAAGAAGAACCAGATTCAGAGACAGAAGGAGATGAATCAAGCTCTGACGGAGATGTTGAAGAAAAGGTTGAAGTCGTAGAAGAACAACCCAAGTTAGTAGCAAAGAAGAAGAAAGCTAGTAAGAAAGAGAAGATGCGTGAGATTATTAGTAACAAACTAAAGAACCTTGCGACAGAGATGGGTGAGGCTGCTTCTTTAGAAGAACAACAGAAACTGCAAAGCCTAATATTGGCTCTCTTAAACTTCAATGCTGGATTCAATAGTTACAATACACAGTTAATTGTTGATGGTGAGTTCTATAAAGATGAGGGTATATACTTAGACAAGGACATACCAGATAATCAGAGAGGCTTGCGTAACGGACTAGCCAATGAAATATTACATAACAAACTAGTGGACTTACAATGGCAGAAGTAGAATATGGTGGATTAAAGGTAGGTGGAAGTAAACTTCTATTAATAATTCCGCTACTTAGTATGCTTGGTGGTGGTGCTTGGGCAGGATTTGAATTATATAATGAGTTCAGAGTTCTTAAAGCCACTGTAATGGAATACCAACCACCAGATATAACTGGTATAGAACAGAACATAGCAGTCATAGAGGAAACATTAGTAAGTGTAAGTGAGTCAGTAGAGCAAGCTAAAGACTACACGAGAACAATTAAGAATGATTTAAAGGATGACTTAGCTAGACAAGAAGCACTGATGGAAAGACTAGAAGATAAAGTTAATGCTTCACAAGATGAGATAGATGAAACTATTGATGTAGCTGGAGAGAGGTTTGATGCAAGGAGAGATGCCTTATATTCAGACACAGATAGAAAGATTAAAGAATTAGAAGAAAGGCTGAATAGTAAATTGCAAAGAGCCTTAGATAACCCATTAGCAAATTAGGAGTTATTATGAGTAAACCAATAATAGCATTAATAGTATTAGGTGTAATTGCTTTTATAGCAGCAATGGTAATAGGTGTTGATACCTTGATGTGTGAGCCACCCTGTGTCTGATGACAGAGGCAGAAAGAAGTACCTCTAGGTGGCGATGGACTGCATTAATATTATATTTGTTAATTTGTTTTTACGATTTTCTATTTGTACCAGTATGGTACGGACTTAATAGACCAGACATCTCTCAGTTTATGGACATAATAAATTCAACAGAGGACACATTAGTACAGATGGAATTGATGAAGAAACTAACAGGACAACACTCACCTTTTACCCTTATGGGTGGTGGGTTATTTCACTTAGCCTTCGGTGCAATCTTAACAGGTAGTGCTATTGGCTCAAATAAGTAAAGACACTATGGAAGAGAATATTAATCGTATGCAATTACAATTAGACAAACACTCTGTACAAATAGCAAAACTGTTTAGCAAGATTGATGACACTAATGCTAAGATACAAAAAATATTTAATATATTGAATCAAATAAGATATTTTATTTATGGTGGTTTTGCTTACTTTATAGCCTCTGAGGTGGGTATGTTTAATTTATTAAGGTTAATGACATGATAGCATTTATATCAAATGTAGCACCAATAATGTTAGGATTTATTGGAAAGTTGTTTGCTCTAAAGAGTCAGGCAGCAGCAGAAAATCAAAAGTTAATGGTACAGTCGTTACAAGTTCGTAATGATTCTATTAACATGGCTAGAGATCGAGCAGACAAAGAAAGCCCAATGGCTGCTATGAATAGAAGAATTATTATTCTAGTGATACTGGCTTTAGTTATATTTACACAAGTTGCACCTGTATTTTGGAATGTACCAACAGTCATTCCTACAATCATAGAAGGTGCTAGTATACTAGGATTTCAGCTTACCCCAGATGTGGTAGAATATGTGACTGTAGAAGGGATGTTGAAGTTTGATGAAATATTTGGATGGGCAACAATGATAATCGAATTCTACTTTGGAGCACAACTAGCAAAAGGTAGGTAAAAATGAAAAGGGCGATTGTTATACCCGATCAGCATTTTCCGATACATGATGAGAGTGCATTGAAGGTCGTATTAAAAGCGATAGAATTTGTTAAACCAGAAATATTTATTAATTTAGGCGATGTTGGGGAGTGGGGGTCTGTGTCAGCATGGGCCTATAAAAGGCGAAAGCGACCACCCTTAGAGTATCAGCTTGAGGAAATGAAGAAAGAAATCAAAGATGTTAATAAATGTATTGACAGAATTGATAAAGTTTTAGATAAAGTTAAATGTAAGACTAGGCATATACTAGCTGGAAATCACGATGAATGGCTAGATGCCTGGGTAGAGGAAAACCCTTATTTAGATCAGTACACATTTAGAAATGCGTGTAATTGGGATAAAAGAGGTTATAAGTATTACAGGTACAACGAAGTATTAAGTATTGGTAAATTAAACTTTATACATGGTGCTTATACTACAGCTACTCATGCTAAGAAACATTTAGATGCGTATGGAGCAAATATCGTTTACGGACATACACACGATATTCAGAGATATTCACATACTAAACTAGATGATGATGGTATAGCTGCTTGGTCAATGGGATGTTTAAAAGATATGTCTTCTGAAAATAACACTTGGTTAAAAGGAAGATTACATAACTGGAATCATGCTTTTGGTATTGTAACTTGGTTTGAAAATGAATTATTTCAATTAGAAACTATAGAGATAAACAAAGGGCAATGTTCGGTTTGGGGAAAAATAATTAAAGGATAGGTTATGACTTATAGAGAATTAATCAATGAAGTGTTAATAAGGTTAAGAGAGGATACAATATCTTCTGATTGGTCTGGTGCTATTAACGATAGTTCAACTGTTTCGGCTTACCATAAAGTTATAGGATCATTAGTTAATGATGCTAAACGAGGTGTTGAAGAAAGACACGATTGGTTAAATCTTAGAGAAACAGTAAATATATCGACTGTAAATGGCACTAAAAACTACAATCTAAGTTCGGGCCAGGAAATAAAGATTCTGGATGCCGTAAACAACAATACAGGGCTTCATTTGAATCAGGTAAGCAAACAGTACATTAACACAGTAAAGTACCCTACAGACGATACTGGTGAGCCTCTATACTATGGTTTTAATGGTAGTGATTCGTCTAATAATCTAAAAGTAGATTTATCACCAGTTCCTACTGAGGCTCATACTATTTCATTTGATATTATTAAGTATCAAGATAAGTTAACAAGTGCCTCAACAGTTTTAAAAGTTCCTGAACAGCCAGTTATTCTTGGGGCATGGGCAAGAGCAATAGCAGAAAGAGGTGAAGATGGTGGCACACAATCTAGTTTAATGGCTCAAGAAGCTAATGAAGCACTTAAACAAGCAATTATTTTAGATAGTGGTAATACTAAATACGAATCAGATTGGTTTGTAAATGAA